CTCGCAAAGGAAGCTATGAAAAAGAAATTTGCTGCTTACCTGGCAGCAGCTCCGGAAGATCCCCACATCTTTGATCCGCATTTCACCCAACTCGTTAATTGCTTGTCCAAACTCGACAAGGAGATTAAATTCTCCCCTTCCTTATATCCTGCCGCAATGGAAGAAATTGTTGTAGTAAAGACCATGAGCGAGAATGATCGAAAAAAAACGATCGAATCCAAGCAAGCGAATATCGCCTCCTTGGAGGAGTTGGTCAATAACCTTCGATCACGAATTGATAGTTTGGAGGACGACAGTGAAAGTCACGCTGATGAACTTGTTTCCCTTCAGGAACAGTTTGACGAGAAGATGTCAGAGCTATCTGCCTTACAGAACGAAGTGAACGCTCTGAACACACCAGGCGTCAAAATCATCACAGAAGAATCACTCAGCCCGTCTATTCGCAAGGCTTATGCCCGTATCAAGGAAATCGCACCTCTATATGCAAGCCTGCATAACGATGTAGCTAATTCGGAGATCCCGGCAGAAGAACGGCAGCCTATAGCCGAAGAGCTCTGCAAGCTCGATGACGAACGCCGCCGGCTTTGGAAACAAATCGATGCCTGGGCAGAAGGAAAAGGTGAACTGAGTCTTAAAGAGAAACGACCGGTATACAGTGAGAATGGTGTAGTACGCGGTATTGAAATCGCCCGTCAGATTAAACGTCTGAAACAAAACATTACTAACAGCCAATCTGCTGCTAACCGCGCCGAATCTCAAGGTAAAAAGACTGTTATGCAAAATGCTTTAGATCGTGTTGCCGGCTACCAAGAAGAACTGGCAGCACTGGAAAAGGAAATTGCGACGCAACAGAGCGCAAGTAAGGAATAACATCAGAGGCATTGCCCCTGGATCTATGAACAGTTCATGCACAAGCGAGGGCGATACATCTAGTGTTGTCCTCGCTTTCGTTTGAATACAACAAACCACTATAGTTATGCCTAAGAAAGATTCCACATATGACCGGATAGAACGTGCCTTGTTCAAAGACAGAGAGGAAGCATCAAGCATCCTGTCCCAACGTGAAATGGAAATAAAAAAACGAATGATGCTATGTGTCAGCAAAAAAATGGAAGATCCTCTGATCCAAGACACCGAACTTGTCAACTTCCTGATGAATGGATGCGGAGGTAACACAGATGCCGTATCACAGTCACAGGCATACCGGGACATCGGCATGATCAACAGATTAGTTGGCAACATTCAACTGGCCGCAAAAGCCTGGTATCGGTATATGATTGTCGAAGGCGGGAAAAAAGCCTTCAATATGGCAATAGACAAAGAAGATGCCAAGGGAGCAGCTGCAGCGTTGGACAAGATAGGCAAATACACTCGCTCGGACAAAGAAGATGAGAAATTCGACTACTCCCAGCTCATACCTCCATCATTTGAGCCTTCAGATGATGTTACCCTTCTGGAAGGTCTGGAACCTATTGAAGACCTTGAAGGAACCAGATCAGAAATGCGAAGCAGATTCAAAGGTATGTTGAGTAAAAAAGCGGTGGACATTCGTCCCATCGAAGAGGAGGAAGAAGAATGAGTACCCACCTCTCTCCTATCTTATCTGCCCGTGAACGCCGCAGAAAGCAATATGAAGTCGTTGACAAATTCTTCAATAAGATGCAGCGCCAAGCGATGGCCATCAACGCACATGACGAGTATATAGTCGCATCACGTGGTACCGGGAAGTCCGAAGGTATTGATGCCCGAATTATCCTCCGGAATGTATGGGAAATGCCGGGATCTTTGGGTGGTCTCATCTCTCCGTCATACGCTAAGGCATGGGGAAATACTCTCCCGGCAATCTGCAAGGCTTTGGCTGAATGGGGATACATTCAAGGCATTCACTATGTCGTTGGTCATAAAGCACCGGCAAGCATGGGATTCGCCAAACCTGTCCGTCCTGTCCTGGGTGAAGGCTGGAGCAATGCATTCCACTTTTGGAATGGTACGGTCATGGTGATCCTGTCATTCAACCAGGGAATGTCTGCCAACTCCATGTCGCTGGATTGGGTGATAGGCCCTGAAGCTAAGTTTCTCAACTATGAGAAGATTAAAAGTGAGGTGGATCCTGCCAACCGAGGCAACCGGCAATACTTCGGTGAATGCCCGCACCATCACAGCGTAAGCTATTCCACAGATATGCCGACCGCATCAATGGGAAAATGGATCCTGGACAAGATGGATGAAATGTCCCCACCTCACATCAACCTGATCAGAAACTTATATCTCAAACTGCAGGAGTACAAACGCAAGCCACTCACGGATCATGTGATGCGTCAGATCAAAGAATATCAATTTGACCTGGATCTAGCGAGGAAATATCAGCCTCCAATCAAACCGCAGCCGGGGAAAACTAAAGAATATACCGTTTTCTATGGTGAATACGACGTATTCGACAACCTTGAAGTGCTGGGAGAAGATTTCATCTGGCAGATGTATCGTAACTCACCACCGCTAATTTGGCGTACCGCTTTCATGAACGAACGCCTGTTCCGTGTACCAAACGGCTTCTATTCTGCGTTGGATGATAATATTCACTTCTATATCCCGAAAGACAATGGACGCCTCCGGAATCTTGGGTGCAACTGGGGAAAACTGACCTCCTGCGGCTGTTTGGGAGACGGAGATCTTGACTTCGATCAGGAACTGCACCTGGCATTCGACTCAAATGCATCCATCTCCACTGCTGTCGTAGGCCAACTGAATGAACACACGATGCGCATTCTCAAGTCATTTTATGTCAAAACACCAGGGAAGCTACAAGATCTTGTCAAGATGATAGCCGACTACTACCGTCCGAAACTTAATCACGATATAGTAGTCTACTATGATCATACGTTCACCTGGGAATCAGGATCCACTACAGAAACTTATGCCGACATCATTGAACGGGTATTCAAAGAGAATGGATACAACGTGACGATGGTCTATGTCGGTCAAGCCCCGAAACATGAGTGGAAGCATCTGAATATAGACTTGACTCTGAAAGGAGATCCGCAATTTCTGTGGATCCAAATAAACTTGCATCAAAATGAATTTCTGAAGATCGCAATGGAACAGACTGGCATCAAGCAAGGAAAGAATGGATTTGAAAAGGATAAAACGCCTGAAGGGAGCGATGACACTCCTGATAATCCGGATGAATATAAGACGCACATAACTGATGCATTTGACACGCTGTGGTTAGGCATGAACTTCTATTTCACGGCACCTGGATCAAACTCTAGTGGCGTATTCTTCCTGAATAATAAATAAAAAAGGTGTGTTTTATTATTACTTTCTTTTGCTTTTCCCAAATATTATTCCAACCTTTGTTGCGCCCTAAATATTATTAACGACTCTTTTGGTTTTAATGTTATTCACAAAGCTGAATACTACAATAAGAAAATCATGGGCCTATTATTACTAAAAGAGTTATGTAAGGAGATCCTATTATGAAACAACATAAATTTGGTGATATAGACTTATCCGACCCCTTTTTTGATTCGCTTAAAGAAGATTATCCTGAATTCACTGAATGGTACACCAAAAAGACTAAAAGTGATACCAAAGCTTTTGTCCAAAAAGATCAAGATGGAAAACTTCAAGGCTTCCTATATATGAAGCATGAAACAGAGGAATTAAATGATATAAATCCTCCAATGCCTGCTGCGAGTAGATTAAAAGTAGGAACATTCAAGATAGATGCACATAATACAAAGTTAGGCGAGCATTTCATAAAAAAGATTGTTGCAGCAGCTCTATATATGGGAGTTACCGAAATATATGTGACTATCTTCGAAAAGCATCAAGGATTAATCAAAATTTTACGAAGATATGGTTTTACTGAATATGGAACAAAAGGAGAAGGGGATACTCCCGAGCTTGTTTTTATTAAATCTATGACAGATTTTACAGGAGATATGTTATTAGACTACCCCTTTATTCACACAAAGGATACACAAAAATTCATATTAGCTGTGAAGCCTGAATTTCATACTCCCCTATTCCCTGACTCTATATTAAATACCGAAGAAAGAAATAAAGAGTTTCTTGTTAGGGATGTTGCACATACAAATAGTATCCACAAAATATATTTATCCAGTATGAATGGACTGGATAAACTTAAAAAAGGAGATATATTAGTAATATACCGCACATCTGATGGCGCAGGTCCAGCAAAATACAGGAGTGTAGCTTCTTCAATATGCGTTGTTGAAGAAGTAAGAAAGGCAAAAGACTTCGCTACTCTTGAGGAATTTCTTCAATATGCTAACTTATATAGTATCTTTGACGAAGATAAGTTAAAGGAGTGGTATACTACATATAATATGGTTGTTATTAAAATGACTTATAATGCTGCATTTGATAGAAGAATTACCAGAAATGAACTGATTGAGCAAGTCGGATTAAGTGCTGACTATTGGGGGTTCTTCCAATTAACAGATGAGCAGTTTAACAATATAATATCAAGAGGTAAAATAAATGAAAGTATTATTATCGATTAAGCCCGAGTTTGTTCGCGAAATATTTGCAGGTAACAAAAAATTTGAATATAGAAAAACTATATTTACAAAGAATGTAGATAAAGTTGTAGTATATTCCACAAAGCCAGAAGGAATGATTGTGGGAGAGTTTACTGTTGAAAAAATCATAGAGCAAGAACCGAAAGAATTATGGGAACAAACCCAAAATGACTCTGGTATTACAAAAAAATTCTTCGATCAATATTTTGAAGGACGCAAAAAAGGATATGCATTGAAGATTTCATCTCCTAAGCTCTATGAAAACCCAATTAATCCTTTTGATTTATTTTCCTCTTTTGTAGCTCCGCAATCATTCAAATATTTAACAGCAGAAGATTTTGAGCCTACATTAAGTATATAATACTTTTAATAGAGTAAGATAAAAACTTCATCAATAGCTTTGCTATTACTTTGATAAGTTAGAAGGCTTCCACAAGTAGGAAGCCTTTTTTATATCCTACATTACACAATAAAAAGCGTAATAAATACAGTGACGCTATACCAGTCATATAGTGTCACTATATTCATAAGATAGAGTAAGTATACCAATAGCATAGTGACACCATTTTTAAAGCTTATTTTCAGACTAAAAACTCCACATTTATTTTGTCTATTCAAAAAGAATCACCATCTTTGCAGTGTCTTCCATTTGGTTCAGGCGAGTAGGCTCGCCATAATTGCTGCGGGCATTTTTTATGTCCATAGTATAAGATATAGTTCCGTCCCGTGTGGAGCGTTAATGCGCCCACTGCCTGAATCAGGTGGAAGACAACGGGGAGCGGAACTTTTTTTATTCCCTCTCTTTTAATTAATTAGCATATTGTTTCATTTTAAATTGTCTTCCAAAATGAAAAAGAAAAACCAAAGCGCCAGCGGACGCTACATATCCGTAGAAAAGCTTCAGAAAGCTCTCTCCAACATCTGCCTAGAAGTAGCAGAAGGTAATGAACAACTCCGAGTGAACAAATCACACAGGGGCATTGTAATCCATACCAATGGTGGCATAATCAATATTACATTCAATGAGAAAGGAGGTAAACCATGATAAAATACATAGAAAAGATCATACCATCTCAATGTCACGTTATTAATGATAAAACAGGTTACATCCACTTAGAAGGCGAAGCAATGATTCTCAAACCAGATGGCAGTTATGCCGGAACCGTAACCACGACTATCGGATCTATCAGAGAGAATCATATTGATACCGTTATTGAGATGCTTAGCAACTACAAAAAGAAGATAGCATCGTCCCAAAGAAGGCAAACTATTGGCAAAATAATCACGTTCGATTTTAGGAATAAGATCAAAAGTCGCTCATGAACTGTCGTCATCGTCGGGCTAAATGAGGTCGCATATAAGCCATATTGAACTTAGTATCTGTATATTAATATTTAGCCAATTCAAAGTCTAAAAGGATGAAAAATAACATGCAGCAACAAATCTTCAAAAACTAACCAATATTCTATTATCAGAATAAACATTAGTTCCATCAATAAAAAGCACAGGTATATGGCTACCTGTGCTTTTTATTATCTCAGTCAATTCTCATAGAAAAAAAGACAAAGAGCTGATAACCAATAAAAGGGGAGGAAAAAGAGGGAATATTTTCTCTTTTTTCTCCCAGCCGACCACGCACCGCCCTGAGAAAAAGTTTAGATCTAAAGTTTTTTTTCACCCCTTATATGCTGGGCTTCGTTGCTTGTAAACAAATTTCATCTTATCGTTTTTGGGCCTCTGCCATGTCCTTTACGACCTACTGCATACCCGATACCTTTGCTGAAAAACAAGACATGGACCCTATCCTTAAACAACAATTACTCGCATTCATACTTGGTGGTAGCTTCCTATCAACCATCACAGGATTCGTCACCCTCAAATACACTAAAAAGCAGGCAGAAGCTAAAGCCCTAAGCTCTGTACAGGACGTATATCAGGAACTCATAGCAGACCTGCGAGCTGATAAGGAAGCAATGAAAAAAGATAAAGTGGAAAGCGAAACGAGATGGACAATCCGCATTGAAAAGCTGGAAAGCAATCAGCAATCGCAGGATAAAAAGATAGCGGATAACGAAAAAGAAATAGCTGATCTCAAACGATTCAAATGTATAAACCTATCGTGTAACAATCGAAAACAATGAAACACTATGCACACATTCTTATTTGTACTGCCAGCCTTGCATGCGCTTGTTCTTTTTGTGGTTGCCGTGCTACTTATCAAAACGATAGTAGCACTCAAGAGCAAACCCGTCTTTCTATCTCAGACTCAGCTCTACGCATCAGAACTGAAGATGCCTGCTCCCGATTCAAACTTAATCAAGAAGAAGCGGGCAAAGGCTGGAAAGTCAAAGTTAACTTCGACACATCCAAGCCGGCAGATCCGGAGACCGGCTTATCCCCGATATCGAATATCGAGATTGAAGGGAACGAAAAGACAGTCAAGACCTTGCTACAGGAAGATGACACTATACACGTATCTGAGAGTCAAGAAACGAAGAATGATCTCACGCTTCAGCAAAGCAAACAGTCAGCCTCCCACAAAGATGCCGGCAGTTCTGTAGCTGCCGGAATAGACAACGGGATCCAGTATGGCCTGATCATCGGAATCCCTATTATTCTTATCATCTTAACATTAATCATCCATGCAAGATTCAAGCAAAAGGATCCATCAAAGTAAAATATGGAAGCTGATGGAACGATATGCGGATGGAAAGCCTATAGAGTTTTCCATCCAGTTCTGCAAGAAGAGTACCGGGGAACTAATCACTTATGAACGTGCTGTACTCACTTCATTTCATAGCAGCGGTAGTACAATCAATGTACTGCAAGCCGGTGAAGCCACACCACGCAAGATCCGACGCTGCCTTATCACCCAGTTTAATCATCTCAAAGTATATTTTTAATATGGAATCAAAGCAACAACCTAACCTAGTTATGAAAGGGTACGAAACCTATGCAGTCCTGAAAGGAGGTGAGAAAGTTATCCAATTCAGCGATAACAGCGACATTGTGACTGACAAGGAGGCATCAGCCGTTGAAGTCGTCCCTAAGGGAAAAAAGGATCCGATCAAGTTCATCCCACGCGGAAGGAATAACGACATGATGTACGACATTATGCGTAAAATCGGCACCAATGTTACCATTGGCAGTAATGTTGAATTTAAGAATAAAGTCGTGTTTGGGGACAGCATCCTCGTCTACAGGAAGAAACGCGACGGAAAAACCCGCAAAATCATCAAAGAGGAAGTGCTTCCGGAAGAAGAACCCGAAATCTTTGAGTTCCTTGAGAACAATAACTTCAACTTCATCCGTGTCGAACTCGCTAATGATCTTGTCATCTTCTACGATGCTTATTTAGAGTACATACTCAGCAATGATCCGAAATCGCCCAAACTCGTACAGATCAAAGCAAAAGAGGCAACCTGCTCACGTATTAGCGAGATTGACGAGAAGACCGGTAAAAGTGAATGGCATGGATATTCAGCGGAATGGAAGAAAGGTACCCCTGAAGATCTTGTCGCCACTCCCCTGCTCGATCGCCAGACTCCTTTGTTGGATCTTAAGAAGAGGATGGGACTTGCTCCTGATGATGAAGGAAACCTCGTCATCGGAAAAGATCGCAGATTCATTCACAATCTGCGTATTTCGACGCCAGGACGCTTTTATTATAGTCGCCCGTACTGGTGGAGCGTATTTGCTTCAGGATGGTATGACTTCTCCTGTGCTATTCCCATCTTCAAGAAATCTCTGATTAAAAATCAGATGGCTCTCAGGTATATCGTATATATCAAGGATACATTTTGGGAGAAGCTATTTGCAGACGAAAAGGTCGTCAAAGATGATGAAAAAACTGCCCGCAGGCAAAAGTTTCTTGATGACATGAACGATTTCCTTGCCGGCGAGGAAAATGCCGGAAAAGGCTTTGTTTCACATTTCAGGTATGACAGAGTAAAAGGCTTCGAGGATAAAGATATCATCATTACTCCTCTTGAATCGTTCTTCAAAGGTGGCGAATATATTGAGGATAGCGAGGAAGTAAGCAACATGATGTGTTATGGAATGGGAGTACATCCTTCCATCATCGGATCCGCACCCGGTAAAGGCAAAAGCATTAATGGAACTGAAGCACGCGAACTGTTCACCATCGAGCAAGCCCTCATGAAGATGTACCAGGACGCAACCCTTGAACCTCTGTACTTTGCCAAGGCAGTCAATCAATGGCCTTCGGACATCTATTTCTCTGTAACCAACTGCCAGCTCACCACCCTTGATCAGGGAACGGGAGCTACAAAAAACACAGGTCTAACTCCAGAAACTGAAGAAAAATGAACGCATTAATTCCCGATATTGAGACCTTAAAGAAGGTAGTCAAGATCAATTCGTCATTGCCTTATGAATCTATTGAACCGTATATTGAGGATGCTCTTGATATCTATGTTAAACCCTATGTAGGGCAATCCGTCATTAAACAAGCTCTGACAGACCAAGGATCTGAGATATATAGCAAATTATTGCGTGCGCTTGGACCGCTGACCTTAATGCTTGCGACGAATGAACTAGGAGTCATGTTCGGGGATACCGGCATCACGGTCAGTAATGTACAAGGACAACGTTCCCCGGCCAGTGATTCAAAAATAGCGGCGGCAAAGGAGAACCTGTGCTTCCGGGGAATGCAAGCTCTTGACCGGCTTATAACCTATCTGGAAGAAAATAAGGAAGATTTTCCGGAATACGTAACAGACCATATTTCCCCTTTCTGCTTTATCCGGAATGCACACGATTTTCAGGATCTTGGCATGGTAGACATCGATTACTCCACCCTGTCTTATCGTATCATGTACCCCACAATCCGTCAGCTTCAGGAACGAAATATTCGTGAAATGATACCGGACAATGTATATGCGGATTTAAGGGAAGCATACTCTAAAGATAAACCGATACCCAAGCAGCAGGTTCTCATTGATCATATCATTCGTTTTCTTGCAAATAAGACGGCAGAGCTCTATACCTCACAAAAGACAACCGAGCAACGTGTCGCCAGCAAAGCAATAGAATATTCACCTGCCATCCGCCCGATTTATCAGGATCCGGACGCAAACGGTAATTTCTTTGCTAGTCAGGCAACCTACTATGCCGGGAAAATACACACTTATCTGGCCGAAAATGCAGAAGAACTAGGCATTGAAACAAGATCCCAAGCTATTGACTTTAACTCCAAGAAAAAGAAGCTATTCACTTCAATATCATAATACTATGCATACGATACAAATCAATGACGATACATACACACTTCCTGGAAGCTGGGACGAGCTCACCCCGAAGCAGCTCCTATACCTGGTTAAACTCACTAAATCGAATATACCGGTAGAACAAGTTAAGATCTACATGATGCTCTATTGCCTGAAAGCTCACGTATGCCGGCACAAGAAAATTTTCAAAGAATATGTCCGTATCAAAATTGGGCAGGAAAGTGAAACAGTCCGCTTCCGGATCCGCAGCCGTCGGTACCTCCTTCATCCCGAAGAGATCAGCCTGCTCGCTGATCAATTTCACTTCCTGATGCGTGAGGAAGAAAACCGTATCACTTCACAGAGGCTGTATCTCATTAATCCGGAACTGACAGTCAATCCTTACCCGACACTCCGCTTCCGGTGCCGGAAATTCATCGGGCCGGAAGATCAGCTGTTCGATATCACCTTTGAGCAATTCATGTATATGCAAACCTATTTGGATGCGATGCAGCTGGATCCTCAAAAGATCAACCATCTCCTAGCCTGCCTGTGGCATCGTGGAAAAGAATTTGATATCAATCGTCTGGACAATGATGCAGCTATACTGAAACGTCTTCCTGACGACAGGAAGATGATCATGTACTGGTACATTCTTGGAAGCCTCTCCTGCATGAGCGCAGCCTATCCACGAATATTTTCAGGAGAAGGAAAAAATAATGGGCGTATATTCGATGCCCAGCTGCGACTACTTGATTCCCTGTCACATTCTGACATGACCAAGAAGCCGGAGATTCGGAAAGGTTTGTTGCTCGATGCGCTGTACTCGATGGATGAATCCATCAGGCGCAAGGAAGAAACAGAAGAGAACTTGAGGAATAGATAGAAAAGTTTGTTACTAGCAAACTTTTTATTCAATTTTGTTTGTTACTAACAAACTTTTATCTATCTTTGTAGAGTCATAAGAAACGCGGGTGACGTCCGCATAAGTTCTTTTATATTATGGAACAATTGTTCAAGGCTATCCAAGCGATAGCAGAAGCGAATCCCGATGGATTCACGGTTGACCTCACAACCTTAAAAAAGGTCACAAAAGGCATTTCAGTCGCCTATCTCGAAACCCAAGACAGTTTTGGAGAAGAAGGACTGAAAAGAGTTCTTAACCATGCTTTAATGCACGAAAAGAAAGTCGGTGGATGGTTCAACGAAGAAAACGGAATGTTCTACTTCGATTCCATCCGGATTTTCACTAATCTCGAAGAAGCCAAGCAATTCGGACGTGAAAATGGGCAGATCGCTATTTTCGACATTGGGCAAATGAGACTCATCAAATTGTGATCCGGAGGGGCGAAAGCCCCTCCATTACAAAGTATATTGCATTATTAAATACCCGATTATCAAAACGTAAATTGATGAATTATGAAGAATCTTGAATTACTACCTCTCCCTGCCGAGAGTAAAAAGCGGATCGACGAGTTCGCAAGGCAGTATCAGCGCATGGGGCACATCTCTATTGAGGTTGTATCCTATAATGAAGGTCGCTTAATTGTTCGCGCTGAACAAAAAGACCTAGTAAATGACAAATTCCTCTCCAAAAAGGAACTGACTGAACGTATCCGTGACATGTTTAAGGGAGAGATCCCGGACGACTGGAAGCTCACTGTGTCAGCCGTGAACTTCGATCGCAAAGATATCGACGGAATCACGATTGACTGGATCAAAAGACGGATGGAACGCTTAGGATTAAAAAGCAAACATCTGAGCAACTATACAGGCATTGACAAATGCACTGTATCCTCACTCCTGTCCGGAGACAAGGAACTGACCAAATGGCACAAGGTAGCGCTATATTACTTCTTTAAATATTACGAAGTAGCCAACTTCTAATTTTCATTTGTAAGCGGAGCAAAAAACTCCGCTTACTTTTTGCCGAATCTGAAAAAGATTGTACTTTAGCACCTGCCCAATATCGTTATTAAAACATGAATCCCTTACCATAGTGTAACCAGACAGCTGGTTCCGGCTAATAACACCGGTGGGCGCACTATAGTGAGGGATTCGCCATATTACTATGATATATACCAACTTCAATGTAGATTTGTCTTCAGAAGACAGTTCAAGTGATCCTTACTATGGTAGTGGAAGTAGTTCAGATGAATCCGCACCATTACCAGATATTACGAGTGACACTCCGATAGAAACCAATGGTTTGGATACAAGCGACTTAGTCAATAAATAGCAAATGCTATTAAAAAAGAAACGACAGCCATAAAAGAGCCGAATATCAGAAATACAAGAGAGCGTTTAGTATGTTTGACTCTTTTTTTATTCATTTCTTCCTGCTTCGTTATTTTCTCTTGAAGTGCAACTAATTCATCGCTGACAACTTGCTTCTTTTGATCAGTATCTTTATCTTTCCCTTTAAAATAAGCTATATATTGCGGTATAGTGAATTTATCAGGTTCTTTCCCAGGCGCGAAAACAGTATGTGGCTTGATGACGTGATAAATGTAACCGATGGAAATAAATGTAAAAACAACAATAGACAAACATCCGGAAGTCAAAGCATCATCATCATTTACACTCAAATGCGTGAGAATATATCCTATTGCAGCTGTTAAAATGCCAAAATAGATAGCAAACAAAGTATATCCTCTTTCAGTTATAAGAGATTCTACACGGACAAGATCATTATGGCGAACCATAGCCTGTTCATAATACCATTCTATAAGCGATAAATCGATTACTTTTAATTGTTCTGCAGTGAGTCTTTCCATGATCTATATATTTTTTGAGCTAAAATACATTTTTCTTTTGGAGCAACAAAGAAACTTTTGTACTTTAGCCGTTGCCAAATAATTAATGAATAAACATGAATCCCTTTTCATTGTGTAATCCGTAAAATCGGATTAAGGTCTTTATATAACCTTTTGGCGCGCGATGATAAGGGATCCGCCCGTTCAATATGGAACTTAAAGATTTTATCAAATCGACAATTACTCAAATAAAAGAATCGGTAGAAGAGTTGAATGAAGAGTTTGAAGAAGGAAAAGCCATAGTCAATCCTTTATATGCAAAATCTCTCAATCGTAGTATGATTGGACGAACTGGTGCTAACGTTACAGATATAGATTTTGACCTAAGTCTATCTGTCACGGAGACAGATGGCAAAGAAGGTAAAATAGGCATCATGTCAAGTATTATAGGGATGGGAGCTTCTTCTAAAAGTGATAATCAGAATATATCCACCAATCGAATACAGTTCACCATTCCTGTAATGCTTCCCTACAAGAAGCCTTGCGATTGACTTTATCTGTGGCTATATACTCATAATAGCGCAATGCATATAGATAGATGTATATCACTACATGCCTTAGAGCCTTCTATTGTCTCTAAGGCATATTTCAGGCAGCGTTTGCGTAATTTCCGCTCCCTTTTACTTTTGAAGTATCTAAGAATACAGTTCATGGTACAATATTTTGAGCTAAAATACAACATTATTTTAGTACATTCAATTTTATTCCTCTTATCTTTGCACTTGTAACAAATTAAAAACACGTACTATGAATTGTAAACTTGGAAAATTAGAAATCCCGGCTGACCAGCCTTTTCTAAATTGTAAATTAGGTCGAGAAAAGTACGCAGAAGTACTTAAAGCTATTATCACTACATACAAAAAAGGATTTGTCTTAGCTATAGACGGTAAATGGGGAACAGGTAAAACTACATTTGTAGAAATGTGGAAGGCATATCTTGAACTGGACAAATTCCACACATTATACTTTAACGCTTGGGAAAATGACTTCATTTCAGATCCTCTTGTAGGTTTAATTGGCGAACTTACAAAAATAAACTCTTCTAAAAGAACAAAGGATTTAGCATCATCCATGATAAATACGGCGGGAAGAATTGTGCTAAAGGCAGTTCCTGCAATGTTCAAGGGAGTAATTAAGAAACATACAGGTGAAGAAGTAGTTGAGGTTCTTTACGATTGTATCGGAGAAGGATCTTCCATGTTGAAAAAAGAAATAGACAATTATGAAAGGCAAAAAGAAAGTCTACTAAAATTTCGGGAAGATCTCGAAATATTTGTAAATGAAGTTTGCGAAAAAAAACCATTGATATTTATCATAGACGAGCTTGATCGGTGTAACCCACATTATGCCGTAAAGGTACTAGAACGAATAAAACATCTTTTCAACATACCTAATATTATATTTGTCTTATCCATAGATAAGGAACAATTAAGTAACTCCATACGTGGATATTACGGGAGTGACCTAATAAATGCCAATGAATATCTTAAAAGATTTATTGATATTGAATATGCTTTACCTGATCCCGATGTAGAAAAGTTCTGTAGCTATTTATATGATTACTATGGCTTCGAAGCATATGAAAAGGCAAGAGGCACTAAAGAGATGGAAGAATCCATTTTGACTATAGCCAATACTCTTTTTATGCATAAGAATCTATCACTAAGACAAATAGAAAAAATATTTGCTCATATTCGTTTATCTTTGAATATGTATAAACATAACCAAGTCATATATGCTGAATTAATATGTCTATTAACATACCTTCGAATTTGCGAATCCGATTGTTATGTTAAAATAACCCACGAAAGTTATACTATACAAGAACTTACAGATCAATTAGAGAGTATAATTCCAAAACAAATATTACAGATTAAAAAAAAATACGAATCTTCTCCTAGTCGACAATTTCACTTTACCATAGCCTTGCTATTAAGATGTTATACTTTCAAATATGAAAATTCCGATGAGAACGATAAACTCTTAACTAGAGATCCTTCTCAACCAAATCTAGTAATCAATTTTAATGTAAAGACGATCAACAAAGAACTTTTGTCTTCAGCTTTAGAATGGACATCTCAACGTAATATAGCAGTACCTTTACATTATTTTACTCAAAGAATTAATCTACTGGAAAATTTTGCGATCTATAATATAGAATAATCACGTTCTTAATTAATATAATTTTCTCAGTCTATATTAAATCTACAAACAAAAGCAGAGCAAAAAACTCTACTTTTGTTTGTAGATTCCCAAAAAGAATGTACTTTAGCAACTGCCAAAACAAACTAACTCGCGAATTCCTTATGTCGTGCACCCGTAAAATCGGGTGGCTGGGTGGTTCCAGTTGGCACACGACATAAGGAATTCGTTTTTATATATTTATGGAACCATTAGAAACCCATTTTAAAGGTATTATATTAAGTAACCTGTATCGTGATCCTCGCAAAAAACGCATCCAACATGACATCATGGATGAACTACAAACTAAATTATTTCCTGAGCAACTTATTAGCTACCGGAAACAATTAGTCATGGAAGGATTAATCACTGAAGAAGAACCGGACGAAGTACATTCATTAGTTGAAATCACCCCGAAAGGATATGAAGCCATCCAAACTTTTGGAAGCTATCAAGCATATATTGCAGACCAACAAAAAGCTATAAAGTTACAGCGCGAAAGTGAAGTCATGAAATCCAGATATTTAAGGCTAAAGACGATCAGCATTGTAATAACAACACTATTAAGTATTTTATCTTTTATAACAGGAATCCTACTATCAGACCTAGTAAAAGGAATAATAAAATAAAGATTACTTTATAATAAAGAGACACACGAAACTTATAATAGTCATATGAAAGATCTAATAGTTTACGCTTAAGATTATTTATTTCTTGCTCCTGATCCATATCTAACTCTATTTTTGAGCTAAAATACAACATTATTTTAGTACATTCAATTTTATTACCCTTATCTTTGTCCCCTGTAACAAATTAAAACCACACAAATGGAAACAAAAAAATTAACTGCTGCCGAAAGCACTTTGGCAGCTATGTCAAAAACAGTGCTAGTGTTAGGTATCATTGGTTCAGTATTCGCATTCTTTTCTTCGTGTATTGCATGGGAATATTCCAAATACTCCGGAGGTATAGTAGGAGTAGACGGAATTAACTGGCTAGGCTTCCCAGTTCTCATTTATTGCATCATGGGAACTTTAATCGGATGGGCCGTTCTCTCCATCCTCGTCGAGATTTCCGTCAACATCCGGACACAAAAGACTCAATCTAGCTGGAAAAAAGACTTTGCCGTGATGGTGGCTACCGGACAAAAGGAAAAGGCTAAAGAAGTACTTTATCGTGGCATAATGGAATCTAAGGAATTTAAGCAGGTATTAACCGGTGGAAACGAAAACTACCATAAAGAATGCATAGATGCTTTAAACAAGAAATACAGTGATCACCTTAAAGCGATTGGTGAAGATACATTCGTGAACACCGATGAAAACGAGATCTATCAAGCATTCAAATAAAACACCTCTTCAAAGGGAAAAATTAAAATCACACAAATGAAAAGAATTATTTTATTTTTTGTGGTCATGACCGCAATGGTGTGCAGTATATCCGCACAGAACGCAGATTTGCAAAAATGGACAAAAGGAGTGATGAATAGAAGTAACGGTATCCATCAAATCGAGAATCCCAAATCCGTAGGTAAGCTCAATGAATATTGTTCATTGATGGAAAAGTCCACAAAGTTTCAATGTGGTGCGCTGACATTCGCCAGCATTGGTACAGGATTATCTATTGCAGGAGCAATTCTTGGGACTAAAGATAACCAAAAAGATTATGAAGATCTTACTTCTGAAGAGGTTTTAAATCAATCTGAGTCAGATCGTAAACTTAGAAAAAGTTTATTTATCGGAGCTGGAGTCAGTTTCGCAGTAGCCCTCTGCCTTGAGATTGTAGCTCTCGACTACAAACTTAAAGCCGGAAAATCACTTAGAGTATTTACAAATGGGACCGGAGGAGGATTAGCATATACTTTTTAAAAACAACTCTTTCTTTTTACACTATTAATTATGCTCGAAAATAAAATTCTAAATATAACATCTGAGGACGTACTAAAAAAAACGGACATTGATACTTTATTGGAATGGAGGAGAACTTTACTCCAATCAATAAATGAAATGAAAAGTCGATTGTTCTTACTTAAAGCAGAGTTAGATAAGAATGCTTCTGAAGAATTGAAATCAAAATACATTCGAACATCTGATGCCCGTAATTATAATCTCGCCTTTGTAGATGTCATAAATGGACAAATCCGAGAGATTAGGGGAACAAATATGAAGAGATATAATCCTAAATACAAAGCTAAGGATTATATCGATTATTTAAAGACATTCCGAAATTTAGTGAAAAATACGATTGATGAAGATTTATTCCAAACCCTCGATAATCAAGCAAAAGAATTATCAGGGTTTGATAAAAATCAAGAATAATACAGATAAGTATTTCAAATGTTTGGCACTCTCAAATATTATCCTCATATTTGTAGTGCCAAACAATTTTATTAATAACTAGAAGTGTCAAGCGAGACGCTCAATACGAAATTGAGCTTTTTTTATGCTCATCGATTACTTTTTTATCTGCTATCAGATATAAAAAGAATCTTCATACGAAATTACGGCTATCTTTCCCGACATAATGAATGACCTTCTGGTTTATTGATATGTTGTTTGGCGACTTTAGGGAACGGATAGCCGTTCTTATTTTTAATGCCAAACAACATATCAGTATGAAACAAAAAGACATGGGTACAACCTTCGTGCCCTCATTCCGTACCAACAGTACGGATGTTAACACGCTCCAAGAGCGTTACTTCCGTGAACTTAAAGAAGACTGTGCTATCAACTCCGCATCAGACGCTTACTATGTCTCTGCGATAGCCTGTTTTTGCCTTACCTTTATCTTCCCTCCTGCCGTGATCGGTGCAGCCATCTGTGTTTATCGGGCAAAACAATGCAAGAAAGGAGGTAAGAAATGATATTCATTTATGATGTAAAGACCTACCGAAAGGTTAATAACAAAGGGCAGGAAATGTGTGAATTTGCCCAGGCATACGACCGTATCCTAGTACAGGATAAATGCGCAATGGATTCACTGAAGTGTGAATTTGAAGAAGTCGTCAAAAGACTAAACGAAAAATACCCTAACCAAAAGACGCTCATATTTAGAAGTAGTCATGAAACTTCCTCCGGAGGGCAATGGAGCTTTAAACTAGGAGATGACGATAGCACCCCTGTGTGCTTTATTTCTTATAGCAAAGTTCGTGGTCATTACTCCTTTGGTGAAGGTTCTCACCTATTAGAGCAGAAAGGAGGCGAATAATGGCAGGATCCACAGAAGTTCTTGAGCATCAGTACAACATCAGATGTACCAAATTCCACATCAATGATTCCGGAAACGGGATCAGCATCAATGTAGATTATACAAATGGCATATCATCAATTCCGGATTGTCGTTTTGCTACTGTTGCCTGTGAGGAGGATCTACAGCTATTGTCACAGACTCTGCAAGCCTACTTAAAACATCCACGGAAAAGATCAAAGCAAAAATCTAAAATCATCAAACATGATTTCCTTCTTCATAAGAAGTAGATTGCACCAATATACCACAAGCATTTATGTCCTTTATAGCCCGCCCGCAGCGGGCTATTTTTGTGCCCATAACCTAAACATTAAACGTTATGGAGTACGACCATTTTGCCTATGGGGAAGCTCTCGCTTCATCATTCAAAGACATTTCCCATACACCGGATAAAAGAAGATTCTTCACCGCATTCGGACTGGAGGACCTGACGAATCTGGACGATCAACTATCTTCTGTCACCGGTGCAATCCTTATCGCTGTAGATGGTTGCGAATCTGAATCAGAAGATAATGAAGCTGACGGTTTAAACGACAAACAAATATACTCATTCATTGTCGCTATGAACACTGTGTCCGGGAAGCCTGAGTCTATCAACCAGGCAGCAAAACATTGTAAGAAGATATGCAAACAGATTCGCAATGTGCTGCTGCAGGATCCTGATTTAAGAACGAACCTTGACCGAAACACCCAAATCAATGGCATCGGGCCAATCGGGGATAACTTCTACGGCACAGTTCTAACCTTCTCCCTGAATCTTCCGGAGGAATTCTTTGTTGATCCTAACTACTTTTTGTGATGGGCTTTTATAAACGATTATCAGAAAATAAGGCTGAGATCAGGCGTTACAATGCTGCCAGGAGGAGAGCACAAAAGTTCTCTGATTCTCCATCCTCCCGCCTGATCAGAATGGAAACCATCTCAGAAATTGAAAAATTCAACCTTGCTCAGGACGCAGATAAGCTCAGCGCATTCAATAAAGAAGTGGAGCGATGGCAAGACTCTGTAACTATACAACTCAAAGCTGCCATCGGATCACGCAGTTTACGAATAGCCCGCGAGTTAGAACCGAAAGCATATACTGATAACTACGGATTGATCAATCGGCTTGGCTTCTCCTTCCCGCGTCATGGTGTCTATATCCATAAAGGTGCTGGTCGTGGACAAGGTGGTTTCATCGGATCCAAATGGAGTTATCTGAAACGGATCAATGGAATTGAAATCAATACTAGCATCATCAGGCACACTAATCCAGCATCACTGGGCAAGCAGGACGAAGGCAACCGACGTGCTTACAGATGGTTCGATCCTGTCATCAAGAACAGACTCCCTGAGCTCGCAGACATCTGCATGCGCCATTTCGACACAATGCTTATCGATGCAACAAAAATATATATTGAAAAGTAACATCTTATGAATGACCTAAACCGAAGTATTAAAATATTCATCGACGGAAGTGAAGCATCTGCCGGAGTTAAAAAGATAGAAGATGCCATTTTCCAGTTAGAGAACAAAATCTCTGCTCTTGATAAAACGGAAGCAGGGTACGCTAGTAAATCCAAGATCCTACAAAAAGAGCTTGAAACTAAATACAAAGCACTTAACACCTACAAGCAAAAAGTTGCTGAGACTGACAGGATCCTGAAGAATCTTTCCGGAGCAACCTATGATGAGTTGTTGGCTGTCAGCCAAAAAGTTCGGAAGGAGCTCCGGGCCGCAGTTCCTGGTACAGAACAATACAATGCTGCTCTGGAACAAAATAGACGTGTGTCAGAAGCAGTAGCCCGTGCACAGAGAAATATGCAGGTAGAGATAGGTGCACAGGCGACTCCCATCAGGCGAAGCATCGACTCCTTCAAAAGGTATATCGGTATTATCACTACTGTGATAGCTTCTGTCACCGGTCTGACTTTTATGTTAAATCAGTTACGGGAAAAACGTGATCAGCGTGAGGACACCAAAGCCGATGTTGAAGCATTAACCGGTTTATCTAAAGAAAACATCGACTGGCTGGAAGGAGAAGCCAAACGCCTCTCCACTACAATGACGGAGTCGCGCATTCGTATTCGCCAATCTGCAACGGATATCATGGATGCCTTCAAACTGGTCGGATCTGCCAAACCTGAGCTTCTTTCCAATAAAGAAGCCTTGGCCGCAGTCACTGAGCAAACATTGATCTTGGCTTCCGCTTCCGGGATGACTCTGAGAGATGCTGTTGATGCTGTTACTCTGTCACTTAATCAATACGGGGACGGAGCTGATCAGGCTGCACGCTATGCTAATGTCATGGCCGCTGGATCTAAATATGGATCTGCTGCTGTCGAATCTGTAACGAAGTCTATCAAAAGTTCCGGAGTGGCAGCTGCATCTGCCAATATCCCTATTGAGCAGCTAGTCGGTACAATCGAAACTTTAGGTGAAAAGGGCATCAAGGATGAGATCGCAGGCACCGGCCTAAAGAGGTTCTTCCTCACCCTTCAGACAGGTGCTAACGATACCAATCCCAAAATTGTCGGTTTGGAAACGGCCCTGGACAATCTGCAGAAAAAACAGTTATCAGCAACGAAGATCAAAAAGATGTTCGGTGAGGAAGGTTATAACGTCGCATCTGTCCTGATCAATGAGGCGGAGAAGGTCAAATACTACACTCAGGCAGTCACAGGAACCAGTGTTGCTATGGAACAGGCAGCTACCAAATCGGACACAGCAGCCGCAAAATTAGCACAGGCTAAGAACAAGATGAATGAAATGGGAATAGAGCTAATGGAAAAGCTCAATCCTGCCATTGTCAGTATTATGAACAGTACGACAAGTTGGACCGGGAAACTCGTCGATCTTATCAGCTTCTTGGGCAAGCACTCCAGTGCCATCATCACTCTAACAACCATCATCGGGATCTATATTGCCGCTCTAAAACTTGAAAACTTCTGGACAGCGCAAACGACAGTTGCATCGAAAGAATATATCGCAATGCAAAAGTTAAGACTGTATTGGGATAAAATAGTTACTGCTTCAACATTAATCTACACAGCTGTTACTGCAACATTAACAGGGAATTTGAAAGCAGCTAAAGTAGCAATGAAGGAATTGTTTCTTATAATGAAACTAAGTCCGTTTGCCCTAATAGCCTCACTCATAGTTGGAGTTATAGCCGTTTCATATAAATGGAATAAAGCTATCCGGGAACGCTATGATATCCAAAAAACCATGAATAAACTTCATGAGAAATCAGCAAAACTGTATGAGGAAGAAAAAGAGCAAGTTGGAAAGTTATGGAATACGATCCATGACGGAAACAAATCTTTAGACGAAAGAAGAACCGCAATTACCAAACTTCAAGAAATTATGCCTGAATACCGGGCGCAAATCAATGAAGAAGGTAAAGTTATCAATGAGACGACAACAAAGTTGGATGATATGAATGCAGCGCTAAACAGGAATATTAAACTTAAGACATTGCGTGAAGAACTATTCGATCGTTATAAATCAATAGAAAAATTAGAAAGATCTCCTGCACTAAAAGACAATTCATTAATGGGATCTATGGCTAGAGAAGATGTACGCACAAAAATAGCTGATGAAAAGAAAGTTCTTGAAGCACTAAAAAAAGAATATAGTGCAGTATTCTCCGAAAAGTTCAAAAAGAAAGAGCCTGAAGTGGAAAATGGTACTACCACTACAGTCACCCCAATTGGAGGCAATAATGATGAAGACAAATTAAAAAAGCAGTTAGAAAAAGAGAAGATGCTCTATGCTCAGAAGCAAGCCTTCCTAAAAGAGATGAAACTGGAAGGAGGAGATGAAACTCTGCAGACCGAAAAGCAATTTCAGAAAGAAATGGAATGTCTGCAGATGGAATATCTGGAACGTTCATTGAAAGTCACTGGTACAAAATCTAAAGAAGGCATTGAGATCCAAAATCAGATCAATGATCTGAAGCTGAAGATGCAAAAAGAACATACCCAAGAGCTGATTGATCAAGAAAAAATAGACTATGAACGTCAGCAACAGGAATTAAAAGAGTTATATGCTTCCGGGAAGGATGAGAATCTTAATTCCGAGGCTGCATACAATGATGCGATGGAACAGCTCACCGTCATGCACCTGGAACGTATGCTTTCTCTTGCAGGATTAAATGCAGAACAACGGAAGCAAGTAGAGAAGCAGCTGCTGGACTTCAAAGTCAAATGCCTGAAAGAAGAACAAGCTGCACATGCTAAAGCAAAAGAAGCTGAGCAAAAGAAGACCGAAGCACAGACCAAGAAAGAACAGCAACAATACCAGGAACGTATCAACACATATAAGCAATACGGATCCGAGTTAGGATCTGCAGTGGGTAACCTGATCTCCGGACAAGAAAATGCCATGCAAGGCTTTGCCGATACCATGATCGATATCATATTCGATGTGCTGGGTAAGATTATTAATGCAGAAATTATTAAAGCAACAGCCACAGCTACCGGTGCAGTAGCCAGATCTACGGCAGAAGCAATGGCCATGCCCGACTCTGTTGCAACATTCGGAGCTTCCGGTGCTGCCCGCGCCGCCATCCTCTCCGGATTGATCATGGCTGCACTTGCTACAGCCAAGTCCACACTAAAAGGACTGGTAGGCGGAAAGCATTCATCCAGTTCTTCTAATGATACTGACTCCACCGATTCTACCAAACGGGCAACAGTCAGCGTGTCACAATGGGCGTCCGGACGCTATGATGTGATCGGAGAAGACGATGGCAAGAACTACCGTAATGTACCTTACATCGGATCCTCCCCTACCGGAATTGTCCGACGCACCTCCTTGATTTCCGAAAATGGTGCTGAATTAATCATTAACGCAGAAGATCTTGCCAGGCTGCAGAAGCACATCAACTATCCCTTGATAGTGGATGCTATTGAAGATGCCCGCAGCGGACATGTTCCCCAGCGTGCCTCCGGAAATTATTCGGCTGTTGACAATTACAATGAGAACAGCAAGGAAGCTGGCAAAGCAGCACTATCCGCTACCGAACTTGAAGGATTGATCAAAGAGATAGCCCGCCTCACTAGTACGCTTAAAACCTTGAAAGCATACGTCACCCTACGCGATATCCATAAAGCAGAAGAGCTGGACGAAAAGACAAAGAAACCGTTTACCCGATCAACTAAATAAATCAGCCATGTCACTCAAAATATCTAACGCCTCCGGAACTTTCGACCTACAGAAAGATTTCAATACAGAGATAGAAGACAGTTCTCCTATCTACAATGAGCGTGGATCCCAGTCCATCGCCGCCACCATACCGGGCACAAAGAAGAACCTTCGCCTGAACAAGCACATTGAGCGAACCGACATTGATACTGCTCCTGCCAAAGATGATCGTATCACGATTGCCGATGGCGTATATCACCGCGTCGGGAAGATGAATGTAGCAAGCGCATCCGAGGAAGAAGGTATTACCTTTAATGTTGGTTTTAGTGAGTCCGAATTATACAGCATTTGGAACGCAGTTTCCCTGCAATCTTTGGACATGCCGGTCTACAAACCGGAAGGAGGTGTATCCGCCCTCGTCTCTTATATTTTAGATAATAGATTAAAAGAAGACTCTCCGTTTTGCCTTTTTCCTATAGCCGTATCTTACAACCGTAAAGTAGATAAAGAGACCATAGACTACCTGGAATATCTCAACAACTATAACGGATCGTTCGGAGCAGCCCGAACAGAAACTTTTTTCATAGATGACGGGCCGGTAGAAGTATCACTACCTGAAGGTTATGGAGTCGCACCATTCCTAAAAGTAAGCTACATACTTGAAACCATCTTCGCAGCCTATGGCTACACCATTATCGAAAACCCATTCACTACACACCACCAGCTCAAACAACTGGTAGTACTCAACAATGCCGCAGACTGCTGTGTCAAAGGTATCCTGAAATATTCCGACTTGATGCCAGACTGCACCATAAATGAATTCATGCAAGCACTTTGGTGCCGTTTCGGTCTGCTCTATTTTGTCGATGGAAACACCCGCAGCGTCCGGCTTAAATTCATACGAGATATCATCAACGCTCCTCAATCTTCGGACTGGACACTATTGAAAGCATCTAAACCGGTCATTAATTTTGAAGAGCCACAGCAACTTAAATTATCAGCTTCGACCAACGTGAAAGGTCCGACGAATGAATCTTCCGCTGCACCCGCCGCCGAATCACTGGACAAATTTCTCAAGCCATACAATTATATCGTAACGACTAAAGTAGGAGGATATCTAGTCTATAAGCCTCAGTATGCAGCCTATTACAAAACAGACAATGTCACCCAACAAACTGAATTTGTATCCTCCGAATTCTTCCCTTGGGACAGAGGAGCAGATATGGCATACAAAGAGATCTCCTCTGTTGATGAATTCCTCCCTTCCAAGCTGGCTATGTTTAAAGTAAGCACAACCAAAATTATCTCCGTCCCGCTTTATCTTTTCAGCAAAGTACATCGCTATACTACTATTACAAGTTCAGACGTCGACATATCCGAGAATATGGAATACCAGACTCCACTCGCTTTTTGCTTCTCGTTCTTTGACTCAGACAGCTATTTGATCTATGGATCACAAAACTGTTTAGATTCACAAGGTAAGCCGACACTGGATAAGCAGTATGGTGAAGCCTGTGACATATCACTCACTTTTGTTGGCCAGTACGGATTGTTCAGCCAGTTTTGGCGTGACTACGATGCGATACTCCGGCATGCCAATCATGTGGTCGAGACTGATGTGCATCTGTCTGCACAACAATGTATGAATCCGAGCTTCCTGTCCCCTATCCTGCTGGATGGTCAACGTATGTTGCCTGATTCAGTCCGATATACACTCCCATATCGTTCCTCCGATCCGGCTAAAGTAAAGCTGCGAACTATCAAACTACTTAAGCCTTTTGATTTGGACAAAGAGCAAACTGTACCTATTGTTGAACAACTCTACACATGGAAACGATTCGATAATAGATCAGCCGCTGTCAACGCTGCGACCAAGAGCCAAGTAGATGAATGGAGAAGTAAATTGGGAAAAGACCAAACCATTTATGATCTGCAGTACAAGAACGCATCAACGGATGCTCCTAACGCAAAGATACCTTTGTCTGTACCGACTGAAGAGGACTTCAATAATAAACAAGAATACTTTATTTATAAGGCAACGCACAGTTTTGATCTATACTACCGGGTACGGACATATCTAGGTACATCAGGTGGTACCATGCATTACGACATCAGCGATCCTAAAGGAGGAGTGCATTACGATGTGCAATATGACCAGTTTGTGCGTGCCGAACTGTTTTAGTTGTCCTTTATCACTCATGTTATAATCTTCAATTTTGCAATTATGAATAATCAAGTGACCATTACAGCAGCTATACAATCCGCCGACATCGAACAAATGTTGCTTGCGTATAAATCGTATTCAGGGAATGCCTCTGCTACTTCTGATGAGTTCTTTGAGTTCCTCACCCTTCCGACTGCGGAGCGGGAGGCTTTCTTACAGCATCAATGTGCTTGTGATTATCAGGTACAGGGATCTATTGTTATACCTAACTACCAAGTAAAATGAGCCTACTATCAGTAAACATATATCCGGCCAGCATGGCTTTGACCGGGAACCCGATCAAGCTATCGATCAGTAGCAGCTCGCGTGCAACCTATACCATTTCAGCTGATGGAAAAGAAATATTCACCGGCAGCGGAGAAGGCGACTTCTTTGTCTTTCTACAAGACATCCTTGCTGATGTCGTGCAACCGGCACAATTATATAATGAGTCTGAGAAGATCCTGCTCCAAGCAGATAGTTGTGCCAAAAGCATTACAATCAACGTTTCAAACGCAAATGGAGAAACAAAGGTTTTATATCTAAACGTGTTTATCGGAGGAGTCAGCAAGCGAATGCTCCGGCATCTGCATGAAGAAAACAAAAGCGTCTTTCTCTGGAAGTTAATGAATCCGGAAGTGAACTTCTTCCAGACTACACGAACGACCGGAAAACTTATCACGATCAGGGAAACGGAATTGCGGCCTATGCCTTTCATCTATCCTGAAGGAGGAGTTATGAAAATCCTCGCAAACGGAATAGAGACAACGATAGAAGGATCAGCCGGCCAACCGGTCGCTTTGAATATATATCGCCTCCGAAAGCAGTTATTTGATACACATCATATCCTGGCTTCCGTATTTGATGTGTATGTAGGAGAGAAAAAATCTTGCACGATCATCATTACTCCAGGCACAATCAGCCGTGAAAGATATCTCCTGCAGTTCCTCAATTCCTACGGTTCCTATGAGTTAATCGAAATCACCGGTATCGGTACGATCAAGCGCGAAGCTGACGAAGAGAGCGCATTCAATGCGTATGATGAAGTTATAGACGACTACGTAGAATCCTGGGAAAGATTATCAGGGAAAGAATCCATGACTGTAGAATCAGGATACAGGACGAATGATGAACTGATCTTTTTGATAGATATGTTATCCTCCGAAGATATCAAGATCCTCGGTTTGGACGGGCGAAATATCAGAGTTAACGTCACAGCTGAGAACCTGACCAGAGCAGCTCGCGCCACCTCTCCGGAGAGTATCAAGTTAACCTTGCATTTTAGTGATTCAGAGCAAAGAGTTACCGGATCATTCGGTGATGATGATTTCGGATCCGCACGCATACATACCGAACAATTCACTTCACAATTCAACTGACATGGCAGATAACCAGGAAGTCATAGATAAGCTCATTGATTACATCGATCAAGCCATTCTGAAGAACAGTGTATCTAACCGGGATGTGGCAACCGTATTATCTTTCCTGAATGAAAGATATAAGAATATGTCCGGATCCGGAGGGAGCCTGACAAAGGATATCCGCGTCACAGCTCCACAAACCGGATACATTAAACCGGGCGATGTTCTGAAACAAGGAACAACATACGAAAGTCTCTTTAGGACGATGCTCTCACATGCAGAGTCAGCATCCCTGGTAGGACATCTGTCAACGTCCAATGACGTCGAGTACGGGACGACTAAAGGACAGATCACTTATATAGCAAGCAGGTATGGTAACGGTAAAATGATCAAAGCATATTATGATTACAATGAAGCATTCAAAATGGAATTCTCAGCAGAGAGCAATGGCGAGCAAAGAGCTGTACGAGTCTTAGACGGATACTATACTCAGGGAGAAACCTATGCTGCCACAGTAGTTTATGCTGCAAGCGCAGATAATACCATACCGCAGCAAACTTTAAATAATAAGATTAGTGTAAATGTGAGGCGTAAATGGTTCGCAGGGGTATGCTCCTCTATTCCTCAGTCATCTGCTGATATAAGGGCATTGGGCACAAGTGGATTCTATACCGGTCCCGGTACCTTTAAGTTCCCTGCATCAAACTGGAAAATAGTGGCTGTATGTGTTCCTTCAGGCACACTGTCAGAACTGTCTCTGACTTCTTATCCCGCCAACTTTGCAGAAGATAAAGAATACTGTATAGGTCCTATCAAGATATCAGTAGAAGGCGCAAACAGTAGCGAAGCTATTGATTATAATCTATGGTACCTGCAAACCGGTGGACTCAACGACCCGGATACATTCACTTTTAAAATAGTATAAGGATATGGTAAAACTGAATATAAAAGGTTCAAGCTTCGCCGCTCAATATAGAAGAACAACGGATCGTTTTATCGACTCCACGGATGGCTGGGAATCACTGGAGGAAGCAACCCGATATGCACAGAATATTGAAGAAGAGGAATATTTTCCGATTGATGGACAAATTATAACAGTCAAGGAAAATGGGAAAACAAATGCTTATATACTCGTTCCTGATGAATCAATTCCCGTTACTAATAAGCGTAAGCATTACAAGCTCGAACCCATCTCCTCTAAATCATTCGGTGATGATCGTTATGCACGTAAAGACATCAAAGATACTTTCAAGAAAGGCTTTACTTCTAAAGAAGGCTGCGATATCGAGGGCGGCTTGAATGTCGGTAAAATGACCCGGCTGTCCGGTGGTGTAGTTGTCGCAGCAGACACCAATTATTCTTTAGCAGAATCAGAAAAAGAAAATCCCGAGAATAAAAGCACTATGGCAATAGGATTAACAGAAATACCAGGTAATGGCAGCGGATTCGGCCCCAGTTCCCTGGGCGAAATGGACAACACAGACGAATCATTTGATACTGTTCCTGATGGCAATTACATTTTTCAGAAACGGGCAGGCGTATTCTACCCTGTCAAATCTGCTGCAGGTGGTGGAGGAACAAAGCTCACGCTTGCCTTTGTCACTCCGTCAAATGCAACGGCCGTTCATGGTAAGGAGACACTGATCAAGTACACATACTCATCTACCTTGTCCGGAGAGGAAACCGGCGAAGGTATCGCAACATACACCTTAAACAATAAACAGGTAGCCTCTGAAGCAATCAACCAAGGCGAAGTTTCATTCAACATCGGCAAATACCTGATACTCGGTGACAACATCCTCGTCATACAAGTTACCGACAGTTACGGAGCTACCCGCAAGCTGACATTCAAGATCAACGCAGTAAGCATCTCAGTTACTTCTACATTCGATGATTCAAAGGCTTATGTCGGAGCGATCTCATTCCCTTATACCCCGATGGGTGCCGTAGAGAAAACCATTCACTTTGTCGTTGATGGCAAAGAAACGGGTACCTACACCACATCTGTGTCTAATCGTCAGCAGACATATTCAATCCCGGTACAGGCGCATGGTGCACATACGCTCGACGTTTATGCGACAGCAACGATCAATGATACCGAAGTAGAAAGCGATCATCTACGCTATGATATTATCAGCATTGTATCCGGAAACAACACACCGGTTATTGCGTCATCCTTCAGGACTGCCGAAGTGGAACAATTCAGCACACTCCTGATTCCCTACATCGTTTATAATCCTACTACAACGACAAGTGATATCACCCTGTCAGCTAATGGAATCGAAATTAGTGATCAAACGATAGACCGCACGCGACAAACATGGAGTTACCGGGCAGAAACTCCCGGAGAACTGGAACTGAAAATAGCATACGGATCTGTGACCAAAACATTCAACCTGACGGTTACGGAATCAGAGATCGATGTTCGTCCGGAGGAAGCGGATCTCGTTCTCTTCCTCACTTCCGTAAACCGCAGCAACAACGAAGAAGGAAAAAACATCTGGAACTACGGAGAGATCTTCGCTGTACTTATCGCATTCAACTACGCAACGAACGGATGGATCAAGACAGTTGACGGATTCATAGCTCTTCGCGTTAATGGCGATGCACGTGTAACCATCCCCTACAACTCCTTTGCCAACGACTTCCGTTCTACCGGTAAAACAATCGAATTCGAATTTGAAACCAGAGACGTTACCGACTATGATTCAGTCATCCTCAGTTGCATGAATGCCGGCATCGGACTTGAAGTGACTGCACAGAAAGCTATATTCAGATCAGAACAGACCTCTATCGAAACACAATTCAAAGAGGATGAACGTGTCCGGATCTCCTTCGTGATCGAAAAGAAAGCGGAGAACCGGCTGATCTTCGTCTACATCAACGGTGAGATCTGCGGACTGATCCAGTATCCGGAACAAGACAACTTTACTCAGCCCAATCCTGCCGGGATCTCGATCGGCAGCAGTGACTGTACCGCAGATATCTTTAATATCCGTGTCTATGACAATGCCTTAAACCGCTATCAGCTTCTCGACAATTACATTGCCGATATGGACAATCTTGAACTGAAGCGCAAGCTATATGCCCGGAACAACATTTATGATGATTATGGGAATCTCAGCTATGAGAAGCTGGCGAATCAGAATATCTCATTCACCATCGTCGGTGAGCTTCCGACTTTCAAAGGAGACAAGAAGACTGTCACCCTTGTCTATGAGGACAGGGAACATCCTGAACGCAGCTGGGTAGCAACCGGAGTAGAGATCGATGTACAAGGGACTTCATCACAGTGGTATCCGCGAAAGAACTTCAAGACAAAATGCAAGCAGGGATTCACCATGACCGCTACTGGTGAACATGTCGATAAGGTAGCCATCTTCGAAGAGGAAATACCTGTAAACGTATTCTGCTTCAAAGCGGACTTCGCCGAAAGCTCAGGTGTACACAATACCGGTATGGCCCGTTTGATCGACTATATCCTTCGTGGCATGGGATTCCTTACTGAAGCACAGAAGGCTGATCCCCGCGTCCGAACGACAGTCAACGGTCGCCCGTCGGTGATGTGGCATCAAACATCAGAAGATGCTGAGAGAACATCACTGGGCAAATACAACTTCAATAACGACAAGTCAACGGATGAAACATTCGGATTCAAGGCCGGCTGTGAAAGTTGGGAGATCCTGAACAACACTTCCGATCGTGTACTCTTTAAACGTTCGGACTATATCACCGTCGACTCGGAAGGTAATATAGAATGGCTGAAAGACTTCGAAGCTCGTTATCCGGACGGAAACGAAGACTACACGAATCTAAAGCGCCTGACCGACTGGCTTGTCTCCGTAAAGGATAACCCGACGAAGTTCCGGGCCGAAGCTGATCAGTATCTGGACATGAATTTCATGTTATCGTATTACACAATAACAGAACTCTTTGCGATGGTCGACCAGCGTGCTAAGAATATGTTCCTGACTACCTTCGACGGAATCCACTGGATCTGCATCTTCTATGATAATGATACTGTGTGCGGACTGAACAATGAGGGCGTAGCAGCATTTGACTATACGGTTGAGTATCACGATCAAATCGGTAACAAGGATGTATGGAACGGTGCAGAGTCAACTCTCTGGAATAACATCGAACAGGCATATTCCAAAGAGATCGCAGCCATGTATGCTGAAATGCGGTCAAAGAAGCTGCTCACTTATGAAGAATGTATCCGCTTCTTCGATACCGAACAGGGAGATGCCTGGTGTGAAGCAGTATACAATGAGGACAGCTGGTACAAGTATGTCCGTCCATTACTCGATGAAGGGAATGGATCATACCTGTATGCTGCCCAGGGAAGCCGCAAGATGCACCGTCGCTGGTGGCTGTACAACCGATTCAAATACATGGACTCTAAATACATTGCCGGAGACTATAAGAATGACTTCGCAACTCTGCGTCTGTACACCCCTTCAGAGTGGGAAGGAGTAGAACCTAATGCGGATATGACCATCACGTCGTATGCCGGGCAGTATGTCAACGTCCAGTACGGATCATATACAGCCGGCATTCGGTCACAGAAAAATGTACCGGTACATATTAAAGCTCCTGCCATTCAGTTCAACGATACTGAAACGATCATTTTTGGCGCCGGTCAGATCAGCAGCCTGGGGGATATATCCTCTTTGTATCCCGGTTCGGTTGACGTATCGAAGATGACCAAACTGGTGGAGCTGATTATCGGATCCGGAGCGGAAGGCTATCGAAACACGAATATGGAAGTGCTCTCAGTTGGTGCAAACAACCTGCTCCGCAAGTTGGATATCCGTAACTGTCCGAACCTGAAACAAGCAATAGACCTTGCATTATGTTCCAACATTCGCGAGATATGGGCGGAAGGAACCGGAACATCCGCTGTAGTATTGCCTGAAGGCGGTAACTTGACGTTGCTTCACCTGCCGGATACCATTACAAATTTAACGGTCCGAAATCAAACGGAACTGACTGATGCGGGATTAATCCTTGATGGGGTACGGAATCTTTCGACAATCAGATGGGAGAACACCAACAAGGCTAATGTCTTATCCATAATTGACAGATGTTTTGCGCTTGATACTATGAAGTTAGAGCGTGTACGCTTGATCGGTGTAGACTGGACATTATCTACCCTTGATCCTATCATAAAACTAATCAGTTTGAAAGGACTGGACGAAAACGGCAACAATGTAGACAAGGCGATCATCACCGGTAAATGTTATGTCTCTGTAGCTACCGATTCTCAAATCAACAAACTGAAGGCAGCATTTCCCGAATTAGCTATCACATATGGTCAATTGAAACCTGCTCCTGTGACGACTTTCACCTTCAGTTCTTCTCAGCGTAAGTCTCTTGCTAATTCAGCCTTCGAATGCGCCTACGAAGTTGAGAAAGTAAACGAATATACCTACAAGGTAACTTCTGAAGACAACATAACGATTGATTTTACGTTCAAATGTGAAAATCACGAAGATTTTAAGGGTTCATACCTTGTAGCAGGTACACGTTCTCAGAGTTATACTGTGACATATATTCCATTACGAAAGATTCGTGTAGGAGTTTATAACCAATCGGTATATGTCCAAGGTGCTACTGTCACAATTGGAGACCGATCATACATTTCTGATGCTGACGGATATGTTACTTTACCGCGTGGAGGTGCGGCTATATCCGGAACCGTGTCTGCATACGGATATGCAAGCAATACCTTCTCATATGGTTCCATAACATCTGATACTACAAACACTGTGTATGTATATGGCGTCGTGGATGTTAAGTTTATCGTAGAATACAATTCATCGCTCATTGAAGGTGCTACCGTAAAATGTAATGGAGTGACAGGAACGACTAACCAGTACGGTGAATGCACTTTATCATTGGGAAAAGGAACCTATGAATATTCTGTTACCCATGACACATATTATGAAAAGACAGGTAATATAACTGTTGGGACGTCTGCAACATCCTTAACTGTATATGTAGAACCAAACACGGTCGAAGTAAAGTTCATAGTAAAAGACGGCACTGTACTTCTATCCGGAGCTACTATTCAATGTGATGGGAAAACAGGGATTACTGATGCCTCCGGAGAAACGACATTGGTAATAGGTAGCAAAAAAACTCATGAATACACCGTATCTAAAAATGGATATTTCAGCGTAACAGATAACGTTACTGTTAGTTTAACCGCCATTACAGTCAACGCTGCCATGAGGCTTGATATTGAATCTTTCAAACCGATAGAGAATGGAAATATTCAGATGCTTGTTACTGGAGAGAACATTTCTCTCTATGTCACCTCAGACGCCACTGATTATATCATATCATGGGGAGACGGAACAGAAGATCATGCAGTCGGGCCAGGGAAGCTGACTTATGATCACACGTATGATAACTCAGATTTCCATCAGGTAGAAATCAAAAACTGTAGTGATGTGACCTATGCGATTACAAAAAGAAGTTTATCTCTTGTTGCATATTGGGATCTCGGAAATAGTAATGTAAATAACTTGAATTTCTCAGGTTTCTCAATGTTGAAGTATGTAGGACTTGTGTTGAAAAACGATACAGAGAGACAGTCTTTTTCCTATTGTTTCAATAATACAAGTTTAACATCTATTCCGCAAGGGTTGCTTGACAATTGCGTAGCTGCGACAAGTCTTTCAGGTATATTTAGGAATACCCTAATCTCATCAATTCCTGTAGGCTTATTTGACCATTGCACGAATGCCAGCACATTCAAATCAGCTTTTGAGGGAACATTAATATCTTCAATTCCTGATGATTTATTTAGATACAATGTAGGCGCCTCTGATTTCAACTTATGTTTCGCTAATACAAAAATCACTTCCGTTCCCGAACGATTATTCTACTATTGTACGAATGCATATTATTTTGGAGGAGCCGATAGTTGGAGTAATCCAGAAGGTTGTTTCTCACGTTCTTTATTGGAATCGGTCCCAGCAAATCTATTTATTAATAATAAGAAAGCGTTTGACTTTAGAGGATGTTTTCAATATTCAAAAATAAAGGTTTTACCTGCCGGTTTGCTTGATAATTGCCCTGTAACAAAGATGGAGCATTTCTGTTACACCTGTGATGAATTGAAACATGTGATACTTCCAGCTACAGTTCCGAATTTAGGAAATTATTCATTTGCCTATTGTCGTCAAATGAAATATTTCATTTCGACAGTAGAGACTCCCCCAATTATTGGCGCAAGAACATTCGCTTCGTCTTATATCTCTGTAAGGTTCCAAATATACGTTCCCAATGATTCTGTAGAAGCATATAAAACAGCAACTAATTGGACTGAATTAGCCGACAGCATCAAGCCTATGAGTCAATTTGCAATCGATTTCCCTAATGAAGAGGTATAATATGAAAATAGACGAATTAAATAATAACCATATCACTGCGGAAGAAGGCAAAGTATTCCGCAGAATTTCCGACAGCCAGCTGTTCGGGAATGAAATCTATCTCGGATACACCTACTACTTGTCAGGTGAGAAACTAGAAGAACCGCTTTTGGAACTCCCTGAACACTATGAAGAGATAGATGATCCTGCTGACCAAGAGACCGTTCTTATCGACGAAGATACACCGCTAGAGGATGAGGTAACTGATATTGAAGAAACAGAAACCATAGAGGATGAACCAAAAACTGATGTCGAACAAAAAAAGAGAATCACCGTAGCTGACTACCATAAACTAGAAAAGCAGGTGGCAATGCTTATACGAATAATGGGAGGAATAGAATAATGGCAGGACTAATCAATACCGGTATTTGGGGATTTATCTCCTCCGCTAAAGCAACAGGTAAGAAGATACTGAACGCTGCCGGTGAAGAAGTAGATGAATGGGTAAGTACATTCGTATCAGGCGTATCAGGCTGGTTGATTGACAAGCTCGGCAATGCTGAGTTTAAATCTGTCTTTGTACGTGAGAAGTTTATCACAAATGAATTTGTATACAACCGCATCCGGGTAACAGAGGATGAAGAAATAGTCACAAGCAGTATCAAGATCGCATCTTACTTCGATAACGGAGACGGGACATTCACTGTCTATCCGGATTTGAGAGAAGCGGACAATAACCCGCTTGCCGACAGTGACCTGTTGATAGGGTATTATCATAATCCCGGCAACACCGGCACAATTTACTCCGTTCAACAGTTTACCGCCATCTCTGATCCGGGCAGCGATCAGTCTATTCTCCTTGAAGCTGAAGGTGACAGTATCCCTTACCAGCACATGATCATTGCAAGAGTAGGAAACATAGTTGATGCAGAACGTCAATCATTCATCCGTATTTCATCAAGGACAAACTGCCAGTATTTTTATGACGGTATCGACAGCTGGGCGGCTTATTCCGATCCGGAACATGTAAGATGTACGCTTGGCCATGCAGATCTCGGTCTGATTCCTGCCTGGGCAAAGGAAGCCGTAGGAAGCGTTAAGAGATGGTTTGGTTTGATCGCCGATGGAGTGATCATTCGCGGTACATTCATCCTGCACAATGACAAGACTATTGAGGATGAGTTAAACGGTCGTGAGATTCAGATACGCGGCGACTTCGAAATCAGGGAGGATGGGATCACCGGCAAATGGCAAGAAGTCATCAAGTACGCGAAGGAAGCTTCTGATTCTGCTAGCTCTGCTGCCGGATCAGCTACCACCGCAGGTGAACATGTGAGCAAAATCGAAGAACTTTCTTCTGAATTTAATGTCAATTATGAAAAGTTGTCTGCTGACTTTACCCATAAGGTTAATACCGAGACGACGAATGCTCTGGGTGCTATCTCAACAGCCACAGAAGAAGCAACCGGTACACTTCAACTCACTGCCAAGGATTTTGTACTCGCATTTACCAACCTAGTAGATACCAAAACAGAAGAAGCAACCGGAGCGATATCCAAAGCGAAGAAATCCGCAGAATCATCCCTAAAAATGACTGCCGAACAGCTTGATCTTCAATTCAAGAAAACAGTAGAAAAAAAAACAGAAGAAGCGACCGGAGCGATCACTGATAAAAAAGAATCTGCTGAATCAGACATTCAGGCTTCAGCGGAAGAACTAACAGCTACTTTCAATAAGAATGCAGAGGAAAAGGTAAAGGAAGCCGACGGAGCAATCACGACATCTAAAAATGCCGCTAAATCAGAAGTAGAACTCACCGCTAAGAACTTGACCGCAACCTTTGAGGAGAATGTTCAGAAGAAAACGATATCAGCAAAAGGTGAGATTGACGCGACAACAGAAAGCCGCAAATCTGAACTTAACTTGACTGCTGAAAGGTTGACTACCAAGTTCGAGGAAGCCGTTACCGATGCAGAAGGGGACATCATTAAAGAAATCGGTACCCAGGTCACCCAAAACGCAAAGGAGTGGAAGGTTGAGATCATGGGTACCGATAAGGATGGCAATCCGAATTCAATACTTGCAGCTATCAATGCAAGCGGAGGAGACATCAAAATTAAAGGTGACAAGATAGAGATAGACGGTAATCTTATAGTTGAAGCCATCATGACCACCGGTATAAACATAGACAACAAATTCATTGTATCGGTAGAGAATGGGAAAGCAAAAGTTACTGTAAACGGTGAAATTAATGCCACAAGCGGAACATTCTCCGGATTCTTGAAAATACCATTTAAAACTTTTAAAGAAGGAGCTATCCCAAATGCTGCTACCGGAGAATATACCGTATCTGACTATTTCAATCTTGAAGCAAAAGGGGAAGATACAGCTACTCGTCTAACTCTCAATTTACCTACTGATGAAAAGTATATTGGTACGGTCCTTACCGTCTATGATAATCCTGTAAAAACAAGAATAGCCCCTATCGTCGAGATTAAAGGAAGGATGTATCACCCTTTAAATGTCGATGTTTACGGACTAAAATTAGTAACCAAAATAGAAACAGGTAAAGGAGGAGTAATACAGTTTATCGGAGTTAGTCGCTACGATGGATGCGTATGGTATGTTATTACTGACAGCCTGGGAGAAAGTACCAGGACATAAATAATACATTATTAATCACTAAAAACAGAACTTATGAAAAAGGTATTTTATGAATCATGGATCGCAAAGCATCTGCTTGGATGCACTTCTGTTAAAAAGAAAAACCGCCTGCTCATCACGAGTTAGCGGCTGACAAACACAAACAAAACAAACATTAAGGGAAATATTCCCTTACAGAATTGGTGCAAAGGTAATATTAATAATTAAAAGAAAAAATCAAATGAACAACATCGACTCAATTATTATTCATTGTTCTGCTACTAGAGCCGGGCAAGATTTTAAAGCAAAAGACATCGATCGTATGCATCGTGCACGTGGATTCAGCCAAATCGGATATCATTTTGTGGTAGATTTAGACGGTACCATTGAAGAAGGTAGATCTCTCCAAATCGAGGGAGCACACTGCAACACAAAAGGATCATCCGGTTTATCATACAATAAACACAGCATTGGAATTTGTTATATCGGAGGTCTTGATATGAGTGGGCAAGCAGCCGATACTCGTACCGATGCTCAAAAACAATCCATGCGTGATCTCGTAATGAGACTCAAACAGGAATATCCCATTGTTGAAGTTCTCGGCCATCGAGACACATCTCCGGATCTGAATGATAACGGGATTGTAGAGTCGAGCGAATGGATCAAAATGTGTCCCTGTTTTGATGCAGCTCAGGAATTTGGATATTGTCCGACAGTATTGATTCGCCCATAAATCGTGCAGACGCACTATTTTCGTACCAAATTGTACAAAAATAGTGCGCCTGCTATTATCTAGAGATCAATGAAATAACTCCATTCCGTACGAAAGTACAATTTAAAAGGCAAAACTGTTGAAACACTGTACTCCTTCTTGTTTACTCTCATTCAACACATGAGCATATACTAATGTCTCCTTCAGATCCGAATGCCCAAGGATCTCCTTCAGAGAAGCGATATCCTTTGTCTTACGCAAAAAGATGGTTGCAAAGGTATGCCTGCCGACTTTATGTGTTATATGCTTTTCTATCCCGGCAATAGCAGCTATCTCTTTCAAATACTTGTTCATCGTCTGATCAGCACATAGTTTCTCAAAAACAGGTCCCTTCTTCCTGGTACCAACTATATTCCTTAATAACTGCCGAAGCGGATCTGAGATTGGTACCTGGATTGGCATTGGCTTCCTCTTCTTCAGTTTCATGCGAAAATAAGTGAAAGTTGTCTCTGAGAACTGTTCTAAAGCCAACCCTTTTGCATCCCCTATATGCAATGAGCTGAAGCATAAGAATAAAAATAACTCAAGAGTTTTGTGATATCTATATTCCAGCTCTCCGGAAGTATACAGTTCCATCAACTTCTGCAGTTCATATTCATATAAGTACTCTCCTGAAGGAAGCCCCTTCTTGATTGACCATTTTTTGAAAGGATTTTCATCCATGTAGCCTGCGTTGAAAGCAGCCAAGACATATTTCTTGATTGTGGCCATATTCTTGTTAGCTGTATTTTGGTTATTCTCCAGCTTATGCATTAAATGAAAGAAATACTCGTCAAGCCACTCCCTTGTTATATCATCAAAATAAAGATTAGGGCTATACTCCTTCAGTTTCTTGATTACCGACAGGTTCGTCTTGTATGTAGAATCTTCAAGTCTGAGAGATTCTTTCTTTTGATAGTCCGATATAAACTCAAAGAAAGTGTTATAATCAGTC